TCAAGTACAGGTACAGCAAGTGTCTTTAATACAAATGCTCAAACTGGTAATTTATTCGGTGCTGCTACTACCATATCTATTGGTGCAAGTAGTGGTACATTTACAGTTAATAATACAACAATTAGTCACCCAAATGCTACATCATTGACTATGAATGGCTCAAACCCAAGTATTACTACAACAAGCACAGGTACAGCAAGTGTCTTTAACGCAACTGCTTTAACTGGTAACTTATTTGGTCAAGCAACTACTGCAAATATTGGATATACAGGATCATCAACAGGTGCTACATTTACACAGAACTATTCAAGTGGTTATATAGGTAGTGGTGCGACTGGTACAGTTAATATAGGTACAGGCGGAGTTGCTAATAGTACTACTAATGTTAATATAGGAAATACTAATAGCAACGGAACCATTGCACTTAATAATAATATTACTATTGGAGGATCGACTGTTACATTTGGTAGCACAGTATCAACAACTGTAACAACAGCAAGTATTACTAGTTCAGCAACAGCAGTAGATAGTTGGGCATATGCGACTTATAGGAGTGCAAAATATGTTGTACAAGTCACTTGTACAGCAAGCACTGGAAGCAATGCTAACACGTATCAAGTTAGTGAAATACTAGTCATACATAATGGCGCAGTAGCAACAATGACTGAATATGGTGTAATAAAAACAACAGCTGATCTAGCAACATTTACTGTAGATTTTAATAATTTATCTAACGGATTAGTAAGACTATTAGCAGTAGCAGCAAACTCTGGAGATACTATCACTGTTAAATTATATAGAACATTAATAACATTATAAAAAAATAAATTGGTGGAAAGTGAAACCAAATGGCAAACGTAGATTTTAGGGTTAAAAGTGGTTTAACACTTGATGGTGATATAGTAATAGGAACAAATTCTACTTCTAATGTTCCATTAACGATAAGCAATACCGGTGCTATTAAACTACCAGTAGGAAATATATCACAACGTCCAACTGGTGCTAATGGTTATATTAGATATAATAGTGAAACTAGCAACTTTGAAGGTTATAACGGATCATGGAGTGTCTTAAATAATGTTGCAGCAGTGACATCTGTTGGTGGAACTGGAACTGTTGCTGGAATAACATTAAGTGGTACAGTTACTAGTACAGGAAATTTAACATTAGGTGGAACATTATCTGTTCCAATAGCCAATATATCAGCAACTGGAACAACTGATTCTACAACCTTCTTACGTGGAGATGGCACTTGGGCAACTCCGGCTGCTGGTGGAAGTATGGTATATCCTGGTTCTGGTATTGCTAACTCTACAGGATCAGCATGGGGTACAAGTTATTCAACTAGTGGTTCAGGAAATGTGGTCTTAACTACAACTCCGACATTTACAACTAGCATTGACAGTGGATCAACATTTGGTGCATTTCCTAGTGCTACAATTTTAACTATCGGGTATCAAGGAAGTAACGGAAGTGTTGTTTACATATCAAATGTTGCCCAACAGTCTGGTAGTACTAAAACTATTACGATAGGTGCTAATGGAGTTTCTGGAAGTACTACTAATGTTAACATAGGGTCAAGTGTTAGTGGAGCATTAGGATCAGTTTCAATATATCAACCATTGACACAACAATTAAAAGTTTCTAGATCAGCTATATCAGGATTTAATACTACAACAACTAGTGGTCACTTAATATTAACAGATAGTTCTAATACACCCGGTAATTTTACCGATATAGATTTTAATAATGGAAACAATAGCGGAGTACCTTATAGTAGAATCGCAGGCTATGTTGGTTCGAGATCTGATGTAAACGCAGGAACTGTACAGGGAGGATTTTTATTCTTAGGAAATAATATTGTTACTGCTTCGTCAATAACGCTTACAGGAGCTACTACTAACGGCACTGGAACTATGACCTTAACATTTGCTGCTACTGTTACTTCTTGGGGTTATGGCAGTTCGATCACTGTATCAGGATTGGTGCCAACACAAACTAGCGGAACTGTAAACAACGTAAATGGTACATTTACAGTAATAGGAATTACCCCAACTTCAGTAAGTTATGCTCTAACAGGTACTTACTCAAGAACTAGTGGTGGAACAGTTTCTGGAACTAATACAACATTGGCTAGCGGTCCAGTTAATCAAGTAGTAATTGATCCTCGAGGATATGTTGGAATTGGAAATACATATCCAGGTTGGCCGTTACACATAGCAAATCCGGGAAATATTGATACAGTCTCATTTGTAACAGCAGGAACTGGTACTGGATATAATCTAATAGGTATTGCTAACGGTAATAATACTCTCTATCTTGGCGTTGAAGGAGTTCTTCCTGGAGACGTGTTTACTGGAGATACAGCATATTCAACAGTGATAGGATCTGCTTCGGCTTACTCGATGCATTTAGTTACTAACGGTGCTATATCGCAAACTATAAGTTCCCTAGGATATATTACTAAACCAAGACATCCATCTTTTATGGCAAGTGCAGGATATATAGGAAGTACTGGAGTACCATATTTGTTTGGAACTACAACCGGACTAAACCCACAAGGTGGAACTACTGGAAACATAGATCATAATATTAGTGGGTCTTATACTACATCAAATGGAAGATTTACAGCACCAGTTGCTGGAAGATATAGATTTCATGCTTGTATAATGAATTCACCAGGAAGTGGCGTAACAAATAGCGTACAATTTTATTTAAGAAAAAATGGGTCAAATCTATATTACGGACAAGATAGTAGAAGCACTAGTGGATATGCACAAGCACATGTGGATGTTATATTAAACTTAGCCGCTAATGACTATATTGATATAGTACCACAAACCTATAATGCATATGGTAATAGTGGTACTGACTATTTTTGCGGATACTTAGTAGCATAAAAAGGAAATTAAAGATGTCAATCTATACAATAGAATTTACAAACACAGAAGAACTAGCTATGCAATATGCAGCATATGATGTAAATGACTGGGTACAAAATGCTGCACATAATCGCGCTCGAATTGCTATTGATGAAATCGTTAATATCGCGGTACAGAGATATTTAGAAGAAGGTCAAACAATACCAGGATCGAAAGAAGAAATTGTAGCTGCTGCTTTTGATAACAATTGGGTACAGTCTCTAAGAAGTGTACCACCATCTAACGGACTATAAAAAGATATAGAGGATTTTAAGTATGGCAATCGCAGATTTTAAAATTAAAAATGGATTAACAGTTGACAATAATGTGACTGTTGCAGGTACATCATTGAATCTAGGTACTAGCATAGCAACATTAACAACTGCTACTATCGGCGGTGCTATAACTGGAAACGTATTAAAATTAGCAAGCACTACTAGCGGAACTGTTAATTTAACTACTGATGTTACTACTGGAACAGTTAATGAATGGACTGGTATAACAACTGGTACTGTTAACCTCGCAACAGGAGGTGCATCTACAACAAACATTGGCGGCTCCGGGTCAACATTAGTAGTCGGAAAAACAAGCGGAAACAGTACATTAACTGTTAACGGTAATACTGCTGCTACAATTAATATTGCAAATACTAGCGGCGTCTATCAGATCAACGGAACTACAGTATTAAACTCTTCTACACTAGGATCCGGCGTAACAAGTTCGAGTTTAACGACTGTTGGTACGATTGGAACTGGTGTTTGGAATGGTACGATTATCACTGGAGCATACGGTGGAACGGGTGTAGCAAATACTGGTAAAACGATAACTTTAGGTGGAAACTTAACTACTAGCGGAGCATTTGCTACAACTATAACAGCATCAAATACAACAAGCGTAACATTACCAACTAGTGGAACACTTGTTGGCTCTAACGATACTGGCACTGTTACTAATACTATGTTGGCAGGATCTATCGCTAATAATAAATTAACAAATAGTTCTATTACTGTTGGTACTACATCAATTTCATTAGGTTCTAGTTCAACTACATTATCAGGTGTTACTAGTATAGATGGCGGAACAAGTGTTAGCCAAACACTAACTATACAATCTACAACCGGTGTTGGATCAAGTGATAGTATAATATTTAAAGTTGGTAACAATTCAACTGCTGTTACAATTAATACTAGTGGAAATGTTGGAATCGGAGAAACTACTCCAACAGGTGGAAAACTTGTTGTTAAAGGATCAGGAGGATCTGCTTACATAACGTCAGCCGGTACCGGATTATCATTTACAAATGATGGAACTAATTATATCAGCACTACTACATCAAACGGTCAATTACAATTCCAGACTGGATCTAGCACTAATGCTGTATTAATTAATTCTAGTGGTAATGTTGTTATTGGTACGGGAGAAGGTGGAGCAACACCAGTAGGAAATACCATAAGGGCACCGTCAGGTGTTGGAACTAATATAACTGGCAGTAATTTAACTATAACTGCTGGTAACGGAACCGGTACTGGTGGTTCTGGTTCTATCTATTTCCAAACAGCCCCAACTTCAACTACAGGTACTACCGCTAATACATTAGCAACAGTTGTAACTATTGATAATACTGGATCAGTTACTATCGCTGGTAATTTAACAGTTAATGGAACAACTACTACTGTTAATTCTACAACTATAACTGTAAATGATAAAAATATAGAATTAGGAAAAGTGCTTACACCAACTAATACTACAGCAGATGGTGGTGGTATTACATTAAAGGGTGCTACTGATAAAACATGGAATTGGGTTAATAGCACAAGTTCTTGGACTAGTAGTGAAAATATTGATATGGCTAGCGGAAAAGCCTATTATATTAATGGAACAAGCGTTTTAAATTCATCTACATTAGGATCAGGTGTAACAGGTTCAAGTTTAACAAGTGTTGGTACTTTAACTAACTTAACAGTTACAAATACTATTAGTGGAAGCATCAATGGTAATGCTGCTACAGTTACTAATGGTTTCTATACGACTAGTTCTTTCTATCTAGGTACAACAAGTATAGCTGTTAATAGAGCAAGTGGTACTCAGACATTAAGTGGAATAACAAGCATCGATGGTGGAACTAGTGTTAGCCAAGCATTAACTATACAATCAACTACTGGTAATGGGTCTAGTGATAGCATTTTATTTAAAGTTGGAAACAATGGTGCTACAACTGCTATGAAGATTGATACTCTCGGTAGAGTTGGTATTAACACAACTTCACCATCATATATATTAGATGTAGTTAATCCGGCTAACGCAGCAGTATATAATGATATAGCAAGATTCCAAGTTACTAATAACGCTGGCGGAACTAATTATTCACGTTTATTAATTGGTCAAGTAAGCACAAATATAATGCATATTGAAGCTGCTGATCAATCTAATAATAAAGGTAATCTAATACTACAAGGGTATGGCGGCAACGTAGGCATTGGGACCACTAGCCCCGCAGTTGTTTCCAACTACACATTGTTAACTCTCAACAATGCTGTGTCTGGAGGCGGTATCTATCTGCAATCCAATGGGACAACCATTGGCAGCCTTACTACCAATAGTGGCGCAACAACCCTAGCTACCGCTACTGCCGTTCCATTGGTTTTTTACACTAACTCTGCCGAAGCCATGCGCCTCGACTCTAGCGGCAATTTGCTAATTGGCACGACAAGTGCTTATGGAAAACTTTTTGTTAGCCAAGCAAATAACAACGCATGTGCATTTTTTAGCCTTGAGTCGGGCGCAGGGGCGGGGAATACTGCCACAAGGGTAAATACCAACCTTACAACGCAAAAAAATATGACGCTGGAGTATTTAGGCGTAGCTAAAGGCACGTTCAAAACAGACTTAGGTGCAGTATATTTTGATGGTACGCAAGGAACTACAATTTTCCAAACCGCTGGCACAGAAGCTATGCGTATTGGCCCTGCTGGGGACGTGGCCATTGGCGGCACTCTCAATACTGGAACTTACAAATGGCTTACGGTCACTGGCCCAACTACATCTGGCGGCGGTATTCTTCAAGTTCAAAATAGCGATGCTTCCGTAACGGCCAATTTCTTCTGCAACAATTTGGCAGCATATGTTGGAACCGGAACTAATAAGCCTTTCTTGGTACGTGTCAACAGCAATGAAGTTGCCCGTTTTGATACTTCCGGAAACGTAGGAATTGGAAATATATCACCGACATTTAAAGTTGATTTAACAGGTGGATCTCTAGGTGGAACTATCGGTAATCAAATATTACTACAAAGATTAGCATCAACTGATTCTAATGTAAATTCTTTAGAGATAACCGAAACAAGAGACGGAACAGGAACATCTTGGACTACTGCTGCTACTAGATTACAAGAAAAAATTGATTCTACTTGGATGGGATTTATACAGTTTAATGGTACTAATAATAATGGAGGAATTACATTTGGTACCGGAACTAGTACAGTAAGTGCAGTTTCAATTTCAGAAAGAATTAGGATTGATTCTAGCGGAAATATGCTTCCAGCGGCAACTAACACTTATAACCTAGGTAGTGCAACATTAAAATGGGCGACTATGTATGGTGTTGCTTCGTCAGCAAACTATGCTGACTTAGCAGAAAGATATACTGCTGATGATGATTATGAGCCAGGAACTGTATTAGAGTTTGGCGGAGCTAATGAAGTAACTATTTCAAATACTGATATGAGTCGTAGGATAGCAGGTGTAGTTTCTACTAATCCAGGATATTTAATGAACGCAGAATTAGAATCTGAATTTGTAGTATCACTAGCATTAACCGGTCGTGTTCCATGTAAAGTACAGGGTGCTATACGTAAAGGTGATATGATGGTGTCGGCTAGCAACGGTTATGCTAGAGCAGAAGAAAATCCTAAATTAGGATCTGTTATTGGTAAGGCATTAGAAGATTTTAATGGTATTACTGGAGTTATCGAAATAGTAGTTGGTAGACTCTAATTAATAGAGTCTAGCAATTCAAATATTGTATCAATCTTAGCCCGTGTTACACGATTACCTAAAGTATTTCGTATACCTTGATGTATAGGTTTTGGCCACTTATCAATTAAACACCATGCCCATCCCATATGTTCGTCGCTTAGTGTTGGAACAAATTCTTCTTTAACGATACAGACATAAGTCTGGAAATTAAAATGTTCATCATCGCTAACAAATGATTCTAATGGTATTGATTTAATTACATCAGGAAAGAATCCTATCTCTTCAGTGACTTCTCGTTTAAGACCTTCCCATAGTGATTCGCCCTGTTCGGTCTTACCACCTACTAATCCCCAGATGCCTTCTTTCTTACCTGAAGATTTCTGTAGTAATAAAAAACGCTTAGTTTTCTGGCTTAAGAATAAAGCACCGCTTCCTTTAACTTTCTTGATCATAATGCTAAACGCCAGTGTCCTGCTAGATATTCACCATCGAAACTCTTAGTCCATGCCTCACCGTCCCACTTATACTGTGTACCAGTTTTTAAATTCCTAGTATAAGCTGTATCTCTAACTGTTGAAGCAGGAAATACTATATTCCATGATGAACCATTCCATTCGATAATATCATTTTCATTAGCATAAAAATCAGATCCATTACTATTTTTCCAACCTGATGGACCTGTAGCATTCTTTAAATCACCGATAGAATTTAGTATTAGATATCTTATACCATTAGCAACATTTTTAGGATTATAAGTTTGTGGATCGATAATAGCATCAATACTACTACGTCCTGCGATAACAGTATTTGTAGGATAAGTGTCAGGATCCCAATTAACTAACATAACTGTTTGATCTACAGAATCGATAGATGCAACGCCGACGATATCAGCACCACTCGGCTGCTTTAGATATATGCTGCTTGCTCCTGCACGGAATTCACCATATTGATCTAATAGACTAAACCAATTAATATCTTGACCATATTTAATAGGCAATCCAAATGTGGTATTATCAACACTTTCACCATCGGCTACGAGTTTAACTCTATTATCTGTTACAATAATACCATAATTTCCGGGAGTAACATAAACTGGACTAGCGGGTTGTCCGCCGATAAAATCTGGAGTTAGTTGTCCAGTTTCTGTGAATATATTACTAATAACAGTCTGTACAACACCTAATCTCTTTAATGCACCTGGTGGTGTTAGCCAGATGGGAGTTTCAAATTCCATAGTAGCAATATCGATATCACTATCAACTCCGACAGGAATAGTCCTACTGCTAAATGTTACATCTTGTAGATACACTACAGTTAAACTCGTCCAATCAACATAGTTGTCAGTAGTTTGTATTTCGAAACTAGGATTAAACAATACTAGTATCTGTTCCAACACCTGTAATTTCTGTTCAGTATTTGTAGTCCATATATCAGCCTTAAAAGTTAATTTATAAGGAGTCGGCATTAATCTTTCAATAGTGTAATTTTGACCTTGTGTTGTCGTATAAGTGTTAGTATTAGGATCGATTGCACGTTCGCGAATGTGTATTTTATTAATATAAGAGGCATCGGCTAGTCTACTAGTATCTAATTCTATATCTGAGATATAAAGTGTAATACGTGGAGCACTTGGTAAAGTATTTTCCGAATTATTTTTTAATATCTGGGCAACTTGTCTAGTCATATCTCCATAGAGAACTGGAACTATCTTCTCAGTACCATCACCTGCTCGAGTCTTAAACCCACTAAGCATTCGCAATGCTTGGGCTAGATATCGTCGTACTTGGCCGTCATAAAAATACTCGATTTTATCTCTCCTTAGAAATCTGCCTTTGGTCTTAGTGCCTTGCTAAGGGCAACTCTCTGCGGTACTGAACTCTGATATATATTCCAAGTTATTCTATCGCCGACTTTTAATGGATTAGCAGTAATAAATGCTAAGAATCCATTTTCATTGCGTACATCGGCTACCGTCATGATCTGATCATTAACGAATGTTTCTACACCATATGTGTTAACATAAGTTATTCTCGTAATAATCTTACTGCTTAGAAGATCTAATGAAGCAGTAAAGTCAGTAACACGGAATACTGTTGGATCAGCAACTGTGAATGTATCAGTATATAATAGATCAATATTTGTAACGGCTTTATTATTTGTAAATCTAGTTTTGAGTTTTTCTCTATAATCTGTGTTAGTCATAGTCATTCTCACATTATCTTCAAACTTAACCCAACGAGCGCCATCAAACCTAAACATCCTAGTTGGTAGATAATCAGTCCTTAAGAAATAATCTCCTTCAGCAGGACCGTCTGGAAACTGTATACCAAACCCATACGGTGATCCGTTGGGAGGAAAATCACCACCAACTAGATATCCTTGATAACCACTCTTAGTTGGAGTCTGTGTAGTCTGATCAACTGTGCCCGGAGAATTAATCGGAGTTGGTGTATCTATTGTTTTAATCGCAGCATTACCACGATCATCGATTTGTAATGTGTAATAGTTACGAGTGCTATAACCGCTCTGAGGAGCATTTAATTCTGCTTCGGCTACAACAGCAGCATCTATAGCTAACTCTTTATCGTAGGTGCTCATTAAAGCACGTAATGTATCCGTGCTATCTGCTATAGTAAAATATAAATCATTAGGTGGATTGACACCAGTTACTTGTGCTGTAACATTATAGAGTACACCGTTATATTTCACAACTTGTCCTGGATAATAAGTAACACCGGGATCGAAATCTCCAGCATATGTATCTGTGTTTTGTGGCATATCAAGTATATCTTTAAACTCTTGGCTATCAACGATAGGTTTTAATTTGAGTCTAAACAGGTGCGGATACCAAGTTACTGAGAATCCTTCAGATCCTCTGCTAACTTCTTCAATGACATAAAATCGCTTTAAACTTGTAGCAAAATCGTTTAAAGCAAAATCATCTATAAGATGTGGTAATTCAAGTACATCACCTGCTATAGGTTTACGACCTAATATTTCTACACTATTATTCATATGTACACTCATGAATACTGTATCATTTTGTAAGAACAATCCAAACTGACTTAGATTAAAATCTATATCTTGTATGCTATAGATACCTCTCATAACATGTATTGTGCTATCGTACTTCCTATCTCTATTTTCTAAAAATAAAACATCTTGTATCGTAAACGGACTAGTTGCTATATTAGGATTAGTAGGATCAATAGGTCCTAAATATCTATGTACATAGATATCAGTTCCACCCACTTGGAACATCTCATAGACAGTTTTATCTATAAATTTATAATCGTTTCCTTTTTCTGGGCGATAGAGACTGAGTCTTGGCATGGTACAGTATTTATAGCTTACGATAAATACGATAAGCAAAGCGTTTTAGGTGAAACATGGCACAACAGTCAATTAATATAGGTTCGGGACCAAATACTAAAGACGGAGATCCTATCCGTGAAGCCTTTAGAAAAACAGAAGAAAACTTTACAGATTTATATAATGGAACCGGAATTACAGGAATAGATGGTGGAAATAGCGGAAGTGCTTATTCGCCGGGTGTACCACAAAGCGATAGCATCAGTAAAACGACTCTAAAGAATATACTAGATGCTAGTACAACTTTTGCAGACTTCAAAGCAAGGATAGCAGCACTATGAGTAATCTAGACGATAAAAAGCAACAAGTATATGATTACGTTACTGCTATGCTAGGTGGAGGAATGATCGACCTAGAACTTGATCCTATACACTATCAAACAGCTCTAGATCGTGCTCTAAACAAGTATAGACAACGTGGTGATAGTTCAGTTGAAGAAAGCTATATGTTCCTAACACTTGAAGTTAATGTTAATACATATACGCTACCTAAAGAAGTAGTAAGCGTAAGACAATTGTTCCGTCGCAGTATTGGATCACGATCCGGCGGAGGTGATGGCGGTACACTTTTTGAACCATTTAATATGGCCTATACTAATACCTACTTGCTATCAAGTTCAAACATGGGCGGATTATTAACTTATGAGATGTTTGCCCAATACCAGGAACTAGTAGGACGTATGTTTGGTAGTTTTATTAACTACAATTACAATCAAAGCACACGTAAACTTACTATAACACAGCGTCCAAATACTACAGAACAGATACTAGTATGGACATATAACTACCGTCCGGACTTTGTTATACTAGAAGATATCTATGCTAATCAATGGCTCAAAGATTATACACTAGCTACTTGTAAGATGATGATCGGTGAGGCACGTGAGAAGTTTAGCCAAATCGCAGGTCCACAGGGCGGTGGATCACTTAATGGTACTGCTATTAAGGGTGAAGCCAAATCTGACATAGAACGTTTAGAAACTGAGTTAGCTACACAAGTAACCGGCGGTCAGGGCTATACCTTTATTATAGGTTGACAAGAATACACTTCTATATTATTATTAAATAATGATCATTGGCGTATGTGGCCTTATCGGTTCGGGCAAAGGAACCGTATCAGATGTCCTAATAGGAATGTGCGGATTTAAATCTCTTAGTTTTGCCGACAGTTTAAAAGATGCTGTGGCTGCTGTGTTTAGTTGGGATCGACAATTGCTTGAAGGATCTACTGCTGAGAGCAGAGAATGGCGAGAACAAGTTGACCCATGGTGGGCAAAGCGTTTAGGTATTCCCGATCTAACTCCTAGGTTAGTTCTACAGTTGTGGGGGACTGAAGTTTGTCGAGCAGGGTTCCATCAGGATATCTGGATCGCAAGCTTAGAACGTAAGATAGAACAAGATAAGAACTATGTTATCCCTGATACACGCTTTCCTAACGAGATTAATCTAATCAAAAAGATTGGCGGCGAGATCTGGTGTATTAAGCGTGGTCCTGATCCTAAGTGGTTTGTACAATACCAATTAGGTGGCTCACCACCTAATCATATACACTCCAGTGAATGGGAATGGGCAAGATCTAAATTTGATAAGACCTTAGAAAATAATGGAACACTAGACGATCTTAAAAATCGGGTTTTAAGTCACCTCTCTTAATTTCTATCCTATTAGTGACTTTAGCAGCACCTTCACAATTTAAGCACAAGGTTTTGAATGTGTTACTATAATCTAGTACAGTAAGTTGTTCTTGATATTTAGGAATAAATCCACACGCTTCGCATTTTACACGTTTCTTATAACCTTCTCTGACCCAACGAGGAGTTTGACCTTTTTTCTGTACACGCATACAGGGATCACACATCGTCCGATAATAAATCTTATCAGCAGTTTTATAGTTAATTGCCCTTAAATTAAAATTACATACTTTACATAGTTTTCTATCGCTCATATCACTTTACCTTTAGTTACCTTTATTTATAAAGATAGATACCTTTAGGACGCCTTTTTGGCTATCTATAAACGCTGTTTTCTCTTATAACAACTAAATATTATTGAAGTCTGTTATACAGGAGATCCAAGATGGCATTAAATTCACCAGGCGTAGAAGTACAAGTAATTAATGAAAGCTTTTACGTACCAGCAGAACCAGGTACTAGACCACTATTAATAGTATCTACAAAAGAGAATAAATCAAATGGAAGTGGAACCGGCATTGCTGTTGGAACACTAAAGGCTAATGCCGGCAAGCCTTACTTGCTAACTAGCCAACGTGATCTAAGCGATATATTTGGTACTCCATTATTTTATAAAGATTCAAGCCAGAATCCAATACATGGTGGTGAGCTAAATGAGTACGGTCTACAGGCAGCTTATAGCTATCTCGGAGTAAGTAACTCGGCATATGTTGTAAGAGCAGACTTAGATCTCGGACAGATAGTTCCAAGTGCAACAGCTCCGAGTTCATTACCTAACGATGGAACATACTGGTTTGATGTTAGAGACACACATTTTGGGGTATTTGAGTGGAATGGTTCTGCACCTACAGTATCCGGCGGCCAGAAATTTTCTAATATAGTTCCTCTTGTAATTACAGATATAACACAAGTAGATCCAGATGGTCTATACCCACTAGGATCAATTGGTAAAATTGGAGACTATTGTGTAGTATCCGTTACAACAACTAATACTCTCTATTATAAGAACAGAGCAGGTAATTGGGTAGAAGTTGGAGCAGATGAATGGGCAATGAGTATTCCAACTGTACAATCTACTAAGAGTAATCCAACTGGTTTAGTACATAACAATAGTTTCCATATCAATGGAATAGAGGTAAAGGTTCCAACTTCACCACTTACTATCGCTGGAATAGCAACTGTAATCAATACAGGAGGAGTGGGCGGAATACCATTAGTTACAGGTGTAACTGCTGCTGTAATAAATTCAAGACTTGAAATATATAGTGATACTTCACTTGATAGTATTGATATAACAGCAGGAACAACTGCTGGAGGATCAACTGCTCTGGTTGCACCAAATGCTAGTGATAGTATCCTAGGTATTGCTATTAAAACTTATTATACACCTACTCTATCAATACAACCACACACACAAGTTCCACGTTATAAGGCAAGTGATCCAACTCCACGCCCAAGTGGTAGCCTATGGATCAAGACAACTAATGTAAATCTTGGAGCACATTGGGTAGTTAAAGAATGGAGTTCAGCTATTAAAGATTGGGTTATAATTTCTGCTCCAGTTTACTCAGATAATCAAACTGCCATATATGGACTAGATCGTGCAGGCGGCGGTAAGAATATTGCTAGAGGTACACTCTATGTACAATATAATGTTGATCAAATGGAAAAACCAACAGCAACATTTACTATATTCCGTCGTGAACTACCAGATCCAACCACGATAGTTAGTGGAGTTGTAACTGAAAATACATTTACTAACGGAACAACATATACATTTGACATCGCAGAAACAACTGCCGGATCAGCAATGTTATCAGATTTTATAACTGTTTCATTTACAGCAAGTCATGCAATTAGTGATGCAAATGATTTAGCCGCAGCAATTAACGCAGCTATGCCAGAAGGTACTAACATAATTGCTAGTGTTGATTCTCGTAACAGAATCTCAATTAGACACGAACTAGGTGGAGATTTCTATCTAGATGATGGATCAAATACTCCATTAATACATCTAGGATTTGTTGCTTATGATTATACTTCAAGTTCAGGAACAGCAAATCTATATGCTGCACCAGACGGTAATACAAATCATTACATTGCTACAAACTGGAAGATACTAAAGGCAAAATCATCAAGTGTTGTTCCAAGTCAGAGACCACTAGATGGTACATTATGGTATACACCAGTGCTTGACCAAGTTGATATTATGATCCACAATGGTATGATTTGGGTAAGTTATCTAGATGATACATCACCATATTATCCAACAAATGCTGATCCTGACTTTATGACAAACCCAAATGGTCCAATCATCACAGCAACTAAGCCAACTACACAGAGTGATGGAACAACTCTACGCACTGGTGATATTTGGATCGATACTGGAGATATTGAAAACTATCCAGCAATGTATAAGTGGGATGGTTATAATTTAAAGTGGATATCTGTAGATAATGCCGATCAAACTACTGAAGATGGTGTTCTATTCGCAGATGCTAGATACAATATGAATGGTACTGATAGCGATATGCCAGGGACTATAACAGATCTACTATATAGCAACTTCATTGATCCAGATGCTCCAGATCCAGATCTTTATCCACGTGGTATGCTACTATTCAATACACGTCGTAGCGGTAATAACGTAAAGCGTTATGTACGTGACTATATCGATCCAAACAAAGACAATCTACGTTACAACAGCGAAAGCCAAGAAAGTTATTATGTAGATCGTTGGGTTAATGAGAGTGGACTAGCAGCAGATGGACATGGACTATTTGGTCGCTATGCTCAGCGTAAAGTTGTTGTTAAACATCTTAAGGCACTAGTTGATACTAACCAATCAATACGTGAGCAAGAGATACGTACATTTAATCTAATTGCTTGCCCAGGATATACTGAATTAATACAAAATATGATTGGATTAAATATTGATCGTAAACAGACAGCATTTGTTATAGGTGATACTCCATTCCGTCTACCAAGCGATGCAACTTCAATTAATGATTGGGGTTCAAATGCAAGAGTTGTTATTGATAATGGTGAAGACGGATTATTCTCTCATGATGAATATCTAGGCGTATATTATCCAAGTGGTTATACAACAGATAACAATGGTAATAACATCGTCGTTCCAGCAAGCCATATGGTACTACGTTCAATAGCACTAAGTGATGGTGTAAGCTTCCCATGGTTTGCTCCAGCAGGTACACGCCGCGGTAAGGTATCTAATGCTACATCAGTTGGATATGTTGATGCAATGACAGGTGAGTGGCAGTCAATATCACTTAACGAAGGTCAGAGAGATACACTATATGCTGTTGCTATTAATCCAATAACATTCTTAACAGGTGCAGGAATTGTAATATTTGGACAGAAAACAAGAGCATCTAATGCAAGTTCATTGGATCGTGTAAATGTTGCTCGTCTAGTAGTTTACCTACGTGGTCAGCTTGCTAAACTTGCTAAGCCATATATCTTTGAACCAAACGATAAGATTACTAGAGACGAACTAAAGTCAGCTGCTGAAAGCATTATGCTTGAACTAGTTGGACAGCGAGGTATCTATGACTACCTAGTAGTATGTGATGAATCAAACAATACACCATCTAGAATTGATCGTAATGAACTATATCTAGACATTGCTATTGAGCCAGTTAAGGCAGTTGAGTTTATCTTCATCCCACTAAGATTAAAGAATACAGGAGAGATTGCTGGGCTTGGTAAGTAAGCCCAGTAATTATACGGAATAAATACATATAGAAATTAGGAGTCTAGAATGGCAATTTCAACATTAACTAAGTTTACTGTACCACTTGATTCAAATCAGAGCAGTGCGTCACAGTCACTACTAATGCCAAAGCTACAGTATCGTTTTAGAGTAACACTACAAAACTTTGGTATAAGCACACCAACAACAGAACTAACAAAGCAGGTTATGGATGTAACTCGTCCAAGCGTAAGCTTTGAAGAAATCACTTTAGATCTATATAACTCTAAAGTATATCTAGCAGGTAAGCCATCATTTGAAGCAATCACACTTAATTTACGTGAAGATGTTAATGGTAATGTGCAGAGACTTGTTGGCGAACAACTACAGAAGCAGTTTGACTTCTTTGAACAGAGTTCAGCAGCTAGTGGTATTGATTACAAGTTTACTACTGTTATCGAAATACTTGACGGTGGAAATGGTGCAAATACACCAAACGTACTAGAAACATTTGAACTACTAGGTTGTTTCGTACAGAATGCTAATTACAATAGCCTAAATTATACTGAGAACTCACCAGTAAATATTACACTATCAATACGCTTTGATAATGCAATCCAGTCACCACAAGGTGTTGGTATTGGTACAGCAGTTGGACGTACACTAGGTTCATTAGCAGTTGGTTCAGGCGCTTAATACTTTTAATTCTAGACTCTAATTAAAAAGAGATCAGCGTAAAAACTGGTCTTTTTTTACGGATATAAATAATACTATGGCAAACAAATTCCAACGTTTTTTAGGAGATATGGCTGTAGGATTTTTAGATCCTAAAGGTAATATGGCTGATTATCAACATGCAGCTAGATTATATACAGACGATACTTTTAGATTAGCACCAAAACATAAATTCCTATACTATGTTGTTTTTAATATTAATCCAAATGCTATGACTGATATTAGTTTTAAAGATAGACATAAATTAGAATTAAATTATCTTGTTAAACAAGCCGACTTACCTAAATACACACTTAAAGTAGAAACGCTAAATCAATATAATCGTAAGACAAATGTCTATACTGGAATTACATATGAACCTGTTAACTTAACATTACATGATGACAATAACGGCATTACAAATTTACTATGGGCACTATATTACGGATATTATATTGCAGATAGAGATAATGCCCAAGATCCAAATTCCGATATAAGCCCTATAGCATTTGAGAGAAATACATATTATCCTAAGAATATGGTGCCATTCCGCTATGGTTTAGATAACGACTCAGACGAACCATTTTTTAATAGTGTGCAAATATTTACACTTTCGAGACAGAGATTTTTTAGTTACTTGTTATGTAATCCAAAAATAACAAAATGGGATCATGATACAGTAGATCAAGCAAGTGGAAATGGTATACTTGAGAATAAATTAACTTTAGCATATGATGCTGTAATCTACAATTCAGGAGTAGTGCAACCTGATGATCCTGCAGGATTTGCTGTATTGCATTATGATAATACACCTAGTCCTATAGCCGGAGCAGAGATATTACAAAATGGGATAGCTGGTATATTCGGAGATCTATTCTCATTAAATTCTTTTGGTAGAACATCAACAGGTCTTGCTGGAGGATTAATTGGAGGATTAGTAGGAGGACTAGTTAAAGGACTAGCAGGTGGTAACCCTAGACCTTATGGGTATGGACAATTTAATTTCTTAGGAGGCGGAGGTGGTTTGGGTTCTGTAAGCGGTTTCCAACAATATGGATTTGCTGGAGCAGCACCATTAACTGCATTAACAATTGCTGGTGTAGGTTTAGCAGCAAACGCTGTAGGAAATGTTATCAGCGGTGTTGGATCATTATTCTCTAATTCAAACGGTTCAACTACTCCAGCAGATCCTTCGAGAACAGTAGAAGCACCTAACAGTCAAACTCCAGCAGCAGCAGACACATTTACTGCTACAGGAGCTGCTGCCGGAATGAACGAACCGGAAGAAGCGGCAAGAAAAGAAGCAGATAATCCCACACCACCTAATCAGATAGAAGGTACTAATGTAACAGCCAATGGTGTTGATCTTAATGATGCTCGGGGAAGTAATGCATTACCAGCACAATCGTATGCATCAAATACCGGAAATGATGGTCCTGTCGGAGAAGATACAAGAGGCAGTAGTGTATTACCGTCAAGTGGAGAACAACCTGCTCCTCCAGTTAATCCAGAACCTCTACAAGGTCAGTCATCATACGATCCAAACATATTAGGTTATGATGTAAGCGGATATCCATAAGGAATAGTAATGGCAACAAATTTACCACCAAATACAAATACAGATAGTGCTACTAACACTAAAGATTTTTTTAATTCTTATTATACGTCTGGGATAAGTTTATCAGCAAGCGATATTGATGCTGCTGTTGGATTTTTTGAATCGAGAGGATTCGCTGTTACCGCTGCTAATTCTATAGCAGCTACTTTGCTATCTCAATCAAAGATAGAAAATGTAAATGTATTCCAGATAATAGATACATTAAAAACACTTAATGATTTACAACTTAACCGTGTAGTATCGGAAATATTAAACTATAATAGATTAAACATAAGCATATTAGGATATAGAACAGATAATTCAGCAACCACACAATTTGAAAGTAGAAACGTAATAGCCTAATGGGAAAGTTTGCACAAGGAAGATTTATTCCTAAAAATCCAGAGAAATATGTAGGAACTAAAACTCCTATATATCGTTCTAGTTGGGAATGGACTTTTATGAGAACGTGTGATGAAAACTCTAGCATACAACAATGGGCAAGTGAATCAATAAAGATACCTTATAGAGATCCAACTACAGGTAAGCAGACAGTATATGTTCCAGATTTTCTAATAGTTTATGTTGATAAAGATGGAAAGAAACATGCAGAGATAGTAGAGATTAAACCTTCTAATCAGACTATGCTTGAACAAGTTGGAAAAAACTTTGGTAGACAGATGCAATATGTTAAGAATATGGCCAAGTGGGAAGCTGCTAGAGCATATGCTAAACAGATGAATATAACATTCCGTATCATAAATGAGAATGATTTGTTCCATCAAGGTAAGAAAAGATAATAAGTAATTCATGAGCAATAAATTAGAAGAACTATTAAATCTTCCTGAACATAAAGAAACTATGAAAGAAGTTGAAAAAGAAATTAAAGCAGCTTCAAAAGAATTAGTTAAACAAGAAGAAATTGAACAGACTCTAAGAGATTTTGATAAAGTTAACTTAGCACTACCTACAGTCGACGGACTCGGGTTTGCTAGTGATAAAGAGTTTGATGAACTAGCAGAGAAAGCAACTAAAGCATACGAAGATTTGATGGATCTAGGTATGAATGTAGAAGTACGTTATAGCAGTAAAGTATTTGAAGTAGCTGCTGGAATGCTTAAGAATGCTATTGAAGCTAAAGCAGCTAAGATAGATAAGAAGTTACGTATAGTCGATCTACAGTTAAAGAAACAGAAACTTGAATTTGATAAGAGTGGAAAAGGTAATGATGATAGTAACACATTAAATGTTACAGACTATGTTGTAACTGATCGCAACAGTCTCATTGAGAAACTAAAAAAGATAGATAAATAATTCATAGGAATCGAACCATGAAGAGCTTTAAAGATTATATCACAAAGAAAACTTACGACTTTAAGATCAAAGTTGCTGGAGAATTACCAGAGAAGTTTGAATCAGTATTGAAGACATCATTAGAGAAGTATGGCGTCGCTAGCATGAGTACAAGCAAGACACCAATACAGAAACTACCTCTAGATTTTCCAGGATTAGATAATGCTGAAGTACATATCTACGAAGTATGTCTAAACTATCCAGTAATTCCACCTGTGCTTAGATCATATGTTATGGAAAAGACAGGTGTATCTGAATCTAAGATTGTTGTTAGAAATAAACTAGATAACGAAGAAGAGTATCAGGAATACGGTGATTCTACTAAGAAACCAGAGAAGTATGTTACTAAGCTAACATCAGATTACGAAACAGATTCAAAGATGGATAAAATAGCACAAGAGATGGTCGGCGAGAAGAGAGCGTTTGATCTCCTTAAAGAATTATCCAAGAAAGAAAAGGACTAAGAAAATGACAGACATGCTCAAACTATTAAAGATCGTCGACAAGGTTGAGAAGCCTGTTATGATTAACGAAGCTGTATCACTTAACATCAGTGCTAACGGTGACTGCCCGGACGATATCACAGCAATATTAGGTAAGTTAGTTAATCTATCCAATCCATCATCGTCAACACAAGATATGACACCACATGGTGGTCATAAGGATATGATGATGAAGACTATCGCAGATGTTGACGGATATGCCGACGGAGCAGCACATGAGTATGCTGATGAGATGGGTGAAGAATATGCTAATGAACCAGATCCAGAAATATCTGATGTTGAGTATATGACTAAGGATCTAGCTGGTGGACTTAACAAGCCAAAGAAGCAGTTTAAGAAGGAATACCCAGGCGATAATCCAATGACTATGGAAGAAGCCCGTGCTGCTCAGTTAATGGCAGAGTATAAGAGTCTATTAGAAGGCAACCCTATCAATAAGCAAAAGAAAGATGCTGCTGTTTCGGCTATCGGTTCTAAGAACAGAGAAAAGCATTATCTAACTAGAATGAATCCAAAAGTTGCTGATAAGATCCGTGGCCGCGAGGTTACACAAGGTAAAGATCGTAAATGGCATGGGACAGATAATCAAGATCGTATAGATGAACTAAGTCCAAAAACACTCGGCTCTTATATAAACAAATCAGCAGCAAGTCTCGGAAAAGCTGGTTATAAAGCCGGCAGTACTGATGGCACAGCGGATAAGTTGGATCCGCATATTCATACTATAAACAAAAGAACAAAAGGAATTAAAAGAGCAACTGATAGATTAACCGGAGAAGCAACTGATCCTCGTGATTCAAGACCAGAAACATATAGATCAAATAACACTGGGTATGCTTGGGATAGATTAGCAACAAGATCTTCATCTGATCCTAAAGACAGCAAAAAGACTAGAACTGGAAAGCAGGCCGGACTAAAGCATTCAATAAAGGGTGCATTAGGTTCGCATGGTCCAAAAGGACATCTCCCAGAGGCAACCGATAAGAAGCCAACTGATGATGCTAAGAAGAAGAAGTCTGAAAAGATGAAGACATACCGTGCCGATAGAGATAAGCACGGCGAAGACTAAAATATATGGGGGCAACTAGTCCCCCATAAATAAAGTTATGGGTAAAAGCCTAGATGGCGTAATCGTCAAACGAGCAAATCGAAAAGAACGATATACTGAGAATCAGATTGATGAGTTGCGACGATGCCTCGATCACGAAACTGGACCTTACTTTTTCTTACGTAACTTCTTTTATATACAACATCCAGTTAAAGGTCAACTATTATTTGATCCATTTGATTATCAGCTTAGGCTAGTAAACAGTTATCATACTAGTCGATTTAATGTTAATCTATTGCCTAGACAGAGTGGAAAAACTACCTGCGCTGCTGGATACTTGTTGTGGTATGCTATGTTCGTACCAAACTCTACTATATTGATCGCAGCACACAAGTACAGTGGATCACAGGAAATCATGCAGAGAGTTCGCTATGCTTACGAACTTTGCCCAGATCATATACGCTGTGGTACTACTAGTTACAATAAAGGTAGTATTGAATTCGATAACGGATCACGAATAGTATCAACTACTACTACTGAAAATACCGGACGCGGTATGGCTATCTCACTACTATACTGTGACGAGTTTGCCTTCGTTCCGCCTAATGTTGCTACTGAGTTTTGGACTTCAATATCACCTACACTAGCAACTGGTGGTAAGGCAATCATTACCTCTACACCAAATAGTGACGAAGATCAGTTCGCTCTCATATGGAGTGAGGCTAATAAAAAGTTTGACGAACATGGAAATGAGACAATATTGGGTATCAATGGGTTCTCAGCATTCCAAGCATTCTGGTATGAACATCCGGATAGAGACGACGAATGGAAGAAAGAAGAACTAGGAAGAATAGGTGAAGAACGCTTCCGCCGCGAATATAACTGCGAGTTCCTAGTATTTGATGAAACTCTTATTAGTAGTATCTGTCTTTCAGAATTACAAGGAGTAGAACCAAAAGAAAAACTTGGACAGGTGCGATGGTATAGCAAGATTGATCCAAAGCTTACATATCTCATAGCCCTTGATCCTAGTCTAGGAACAGGTGGAGACTATGCTGCTATACAGATATTTGAATTACCGACCTTTAAACAAATAGGGGAGTGGCATCACAATACAACTCCAGTTACTTCACAAGTAAAGATATTAAAAGATATCACACAGCATATATACGCTCAAGGTAATCCCCAGATATACTGGACAGTTGAAAACAATACACTAGGTGAAGCAGCACTAATAACTATTAAAGATATTGGTGAAGAAAATATACCTGGATACTTTTTAAGTGAACCAATAAGGAAAGGACATGTAAGGACTTTCCGTAAAGGATTTAACACTACGCATCGTGTTAAGGTAAGTGCTTGTGTAAAACTAAAATCACTTATCGAAACAAAGAAGATGAAGGTTTATAGCAAACCATTTGTATCAGAACTAAAGACATATGTAGCAAGTGGATTGGGGTTTAAAGCCAAAACAGGTGAACATGACGATCTAGTATCAGCAGCGTTGCTTATATGTAGGATGGCGCAGGTGTTAGGTGAATGGGATTCGACTGTATATGATAGCTTGTCAGAATTTACAGACGAAGTGGATCTACCAATGCCAATATACATAACCAGCTTTCTAGGATAAATAACTTATAATGTCTAGCAACAGTTCAGTCAGTAACGAATTATTTTTAAAATTAAAAAGCCACTTTCCTAAGATACGATTAGGAGATCAAGGAGGCATGAGCACCGTTGATCCTCGTAAAGCAGTATTTTTTGACTTTGACTTTACTGTTGCAGGTAAAGTTATCTCATCGATAAGCATTAGTTTATCTGATGAAGGCACTATGAAAATATTCTATAGTAACGATACTATAAAAGATAATGATGATATTGTAAAAGAAGAATGGTTTAATTTTCTTAAAAATATGAGAATGTTTGCTAAGAAGAGATTGTTATCATTTGAACCAAAAAATATTGTCAAGAAGAATTTAGATAAGAGAGATTTTAACTTTTTATCAAAGAAAAATAAGGATCAGGAAATGAGCGAATCATCATTATATGGATCAACAAGATCAAGTTATCAGAAACTTGAAAACACAAAGTTGATCATCCGCCACTCAAAGAAGATCGATGAAGCAGGGATTAATAGCCGCACTAGAAACATTGAATCAGTATACGTCGAAAGTGCTAATGGAGAAAGATTCCGTTATCCTTTTATACATCTTTCGGGCGCACGAGCAATGCAGAGACATGTTGCTAATGGTGGAAATCCATATGATGGATTTGGACAATATATAGTAAGTCTAAGTGAAAATATCTATAACCTACGCCGGTTCAATCAACTTGTTAGTCGCCATGCTTTCCTAGAGAATACAGAGATACTTCCAATTGCCGATGCTGCTCGTATTAAGGTAAAGTCTGTTAAGAAGACACTAGAGAGCATCCAGAAGCAACGTGGATACGAAACTGTAAAGGAAAACTTTGTTGCATTCGACAGGACAGCATTAAGTCCGGAAGTATTAGAGAATCTAAAGAGCAGATTTACAATACAACAGTTTAATGAAGAACTAGTTGATCTATTTCCGTACATTACAGACTTGCTTGGCGAAGATCAAGTTACTGAATTGGGTCCAAAAACACTTGGAAATTATGTAAAAGGTGCTTCACAGTCTAGATCATCTAATAGTTATTACAAAGGCCGCGCACAAGATCCTTCCTCACATATTTCAAAAGATTCTGAAGCCGATGTAACTCGTAAAGAAAAGAATCGAGGTGTTGGAATTGGTAGAGCAGTTGATAGACTGACTAAGGAAGCAGCACCATTTGTTAAGGGTGCTCCAGGCAAAGGACAGGGTAAGCCATCGGGTGATTATGATGATAGTGATGCTGCTTCAGAGCCAATCGGTAGCACATTTGGTAAGTTTAAAGACAAGCCACGTGATGAATCGTACGATCTAATGATGGCACTACAGGCAACTCCTATTATTAAGATGGAACCATTTGATAAGGCATCAATACAAAAAGCAATCGACGGAACACATAATCAGATTAGAGAACTTGAAAAAGCCGCCAAAGAAAATCCAAGAGACAAACAGACACAATATGGATTAGAAAAGGCATCAGCACGTTTAGGATTATTACAGGCTAGAGCTGCTACAGCAGAACCAAAGGCAACAAATAATGTTACACGTAATGCACTAACAATTGAGCATTTAGCAACGCATGTTAAGGATGATCGTATCTCACTATTACTATCACGTATCAGCGACGATTATCCAAAGATGGAAAAAGATGAACAACGTGAAGTTAATGGACTAATCAAGTTAATGATGTCCAAAGTTAAGTATGTTCCTATGTTCTCTAATGAGAGTACAACATTTGAAGAAATTGAAAATCTATTACTTAAGAGAGAAGACACTGAAGAAGATGATGATGAGAAGATAGACTATGTATCAGAGTATTCAAGACTACTTGATAACATAACAGGCGACAAAAGCAGTTTAATGAGCGGTGATCCAGAAATACAAGGAAATGCAATAAAAAGTTTAAACAATCTGATGTCAAGCCACTTCCCCGCAGGAACAAATGGCGTAAACGCTATAGAAAGTCTCAAGGGCATCATAGATGATCCTGAGCTATCGCATAAGCTTAAAGAAATAGGTAAATTAGATTCGAACGAGTGTGTGCGTCCAGCAGTTATGGAATGGATTAAAGAAAACGTACCACAGGTAGTAGATCAAATAGATACAGGCGATATGGTAGGCGGAAACGAGCCAGCAGCACCAGCAGCAGAACCTGCCCCAGCAGCACCCGCAGAGCCAGCAGCAGACCCAAATGCAGCAGCACCTGCACCAGCAGCACCAGCAGATCCAAATGCTCCACCTCCGCCAGAACAGGCAGAAGAGATGGAACCAGGAATGCAGGATGGATCAAACGAAATTGCTGAATATGTTAAGTCACTATACGATAGGAATACTGGAAAGTTTCCACGTGGTGAGACTGGTGTATTAGTAAGTGTAGATAAGAAGTTTGGTCCAAACGCAGTTGGTCATGCTAAGAAGATGATTGAACAGTTAAAGGGATCATTTGATGAGAATCTAATGAGAATGAGAAAACTTGCAGGCGTAAGCTAAAAAAATCAAAAATATACATTGACAGATAAATAAAACTGCGCTATAGTATTATAGTGCAGTTTTATTTTAGGCACATTTAAACACAAGCCAAGGCAACATAGGAGATAGGCAACATGGCATCATTAGCAGAAATTCGCGCAAAACTTCGCGAGCAAGAGACAAAGTCATCAGGTAACCAGGGTGGTGGTGATAACGCAGTTTATCCGTTCTGGAATTTAAAAGAAGGACAGGAAGCACTGCTTCGATTCTTACCAGATGGTGATGCAAATAATACATTTTTCTGGGTTGAGCGAGCAATGATTAAGCTTCCGTTCAACGGTGTTAAGGGTGAAACTGATTCACGTCCTACACAGGTACAGGTACCTTGCGTAGAGATGTGGGGGGAGACTTGCCCAGTATTGAGTGAAGTACGCGGCTGGTTCAAGGACAAGAGCCTTGAGGATATGGGCCGTAAGTATTGGAAGAAGCGTTCATATCTGTTCCAGGGCGTTGTCGTTGACGATCCTCTTAAGGAAGAGAATACTCCAGAGAATCCTATCCGTAGGTTTATCCTCGGTCCTCAGATCTTCCAAATCGTCCGTGCAGCACTACTTGATCCAGAGATTGAGGATCTCCCAACTGACTATCAGCATGGTCTAGATTTCCGAATTGCTAAGACAAGCAAGGGTGGATTTGCTGACTATTCTACTTCAAAGTGGGGGCGTCGTGAGCGTGCTCTTAATGATAATGACATTAAGGCAATTAATGCACATGGACTGTTCAATCTAAAGGACTATCTACCTAAGAAGCCAACTGACGTAGAACTTAAGGTTATCAAGGAGATGTTTGAAGCATCTGTTGATGGCGAGGCCTACGACGCAGAGAAGTGGGGGCAGTATTATCGCGCTGCTGGCATGAGCCAGGCAACTGGTGATCCAAACACTCGTACACAAGCAGCATCGCCTAAGGCAGCTGTAGTGGAGGATGATGATATCCCTTTTGAGCCAACTCCAGCAAAGGTTGCACCACCTGTTGCTGAGACAAAGAGTTCAGGTGATAGCAAGGCTAACGACATCCTAAGCATGATCCGCGCAAGGCAGTCTAAGTAAGATAAAGAGTGGGGAAGCAATTCCCCACTACTCTTTACAATCTGGAGGTATGAATGGCAAAAACATTTGATATTACAAAATTTAGAAAGACTCTAACTAAGAGCATTGATGGACTTGGTGTAGGGTTTAATGATCCAACTGATTGGGTTTCAACAGGCAATTACGCACTAAACTATCTCATCAGTGGAGACTTCCATAGAGGTATTCCACTAGGTAAGGTTACTGTGTTTGCTGGAGAATCGGGCGCAGGTAAGAGTTATATCTGTTCTGGTAACATCGTTAAGTATGCTCAGGAACAAGATATCTTCGTAGTGCTTATTGATAGTGAAAACGCACTAGATGAAAAGTGGTTACACGCATTAGGAGTTGATACTAGTCCTGAGAAGATGCTTAAACTCAATATGGCAATGATCGATGATGTTGCTAGAACTATCCACGAGTTTATGAAAGAATATAAGGCAATGCCTGATGGTGAAAGACCTAAGGTCTTGTTTGTTGTTGACAGTCTCGGTATGCTACTAACACCGACTGATATCAATCAGTTCGAAGCAGGTGATCTAAAGGGTGATATGGGCCGTAAGCCTAAGGCGCTAACAGCACTTGTCCGTAACTGTGTTAATATGTTTGGATCATATAATGTAGGTATGGTGTGTACTAATCACACATATGCAAGCCAAGATATGTTTGATCCAGACGATAAGATCTCAGGTGGACAGGGGTTCGTATATGCTTCTAGTATCGTAGTTGCTATGAAGAAGCTAAAGCTTAAGGAAGATGAGGACGGTAATAAGGTATCGGAAGTAAATGGTATCCGTGCTGCTTGTAAGATCATGAAGACTCGTTATGCTAAACCTTTTGAAAGTTTGCAGATCAAGATACCCTATGAGACTGGTATGAATCCTTATAGTGGATTGCTTGAACTCTTTGAGAAGAAGGGTATTATCAAGGAGCAGGGCAATCGTCTCAAGTATACAGATTCTAAAGGTAATGAATTCTTAGAATATCGCAAGAAGTGGACTGGAGAATTGTTGAATATGGTTATGTTAGACTATATACTAATCAAGCCAGTTGAATCAGTGGCTGTAGAAGAAATTACCGGAGAACCAGTAGAATGAACGAAGAACTTATTGTAGAAATTTGGCACTTAATTAGAGAGTATTCAGATAAGAAGCAGTTAGCTGTTGTCGCTGAGAAGTTTGTTGACATCCTTAGTGAAAATGGTGTAAGTGAACAGCATATTGAAAACTCTCTAGGAAACGATGATGATCTAGACGAAGCTATACGCATCGCACTAGATATTGAAGAGCCCGAAGACTATGATGACGATTGAGTGATACATGACATGGTATTCTAAAGTTAGCCAAGATATTTCTAATATTCCTGAAGCTATTACATACTATGAATACGAACTTACTGAAGCTCGTAGAGAAGTAAAGATAGTTGGAAATATTGAGAAAGCCGCAGCGTCGATGCCCGGTATAGTTGAGCATCGTTACAATCAGCTACAAGAGATTGAAGCTATTTTAGAATACCTAAATATCGAGCAACGCCGTCTACGTAGCCAATTTTTTAAGAAGTACTTAGAGAATTATCAACGATCTCTTTCTAGTCGAGACGTAGAAAAATATGTAGATGGTGAAGCCGATGTAGTGGATTTTGAAAAGATTATTAATGAGTTTGCCTTACTACGTAACAAGTGGTTAGGAATCATTAAGGGTCTAGATATTAAACAATGGCAACTTAGTAATGTTATCAAATTGAGAGTTGCTGGCATGGAAGATGCAAGTTTGTAATTGACATATATCTAACTTCTATGTATAATAATAAAATGATGTACATAGAAGATCTTACTCACTACATACGTGATCCTAGCAACTGTGTTGATAACTCTAAGCTCTCTCCTAGAGATAAGAGTGTTATCTTTAGCATGAGCGCACAATTACTAAAGAGTACACCATTAGCTCTAACGGAGAAACAAGCAACTCTGTTACTAACTATATTTCAAAATAATATGGAATTGTATAAGGATATTCCAAACTATGTATTCCTTGTTAACAATCCAATCTATAAGTATCCTTTCCGTGCTCTAGAATTAGAGAAAAAGATCTATCTAGTTGATCACGAAGGTAAACAATACATCCGAGTGAAGTTACCATTTGATAAGAAGATCAACAAGATCTTTAGCGTGTATCGTGGTGATTATACTTTCTTTGATCGTGAGAAGTTCTTTTATCTAACAGATAAAAACATCTATGGAATTATCGAATGTCTAAAAGAATTTGAGTTTGAAATTGATCCTAAACTCCAGATATGGTACGATGAAATTAAAACAATCAAAGACAACTTTGAAGAACATAAACCAATCGTTGACTATGTAGATAACACTCTCGTATTACGTAACTCACATAAGAGTGTTGTTAATTACTTTAACGAACATCGTTCTAACAATATTATTCCTGATATCTTCTTAGCCAGGAGTTTAGGACTTAGTCCTAGTAAGAAATTAACTGATCAGATACCTTCTATATCTAACGATGAACTTGTACAGAACATGTTAAAGTTAGATGGATCTACTTGTTCTCTTAAGGAAGATATAAACCTAAGTACTGCTATTAATGCTATACAACAATGGCCAATACTTGTAGTGTTAACTGATGAGAGGAACTTACATTCTGCCCTAGACGGTTGGTACACTATGTTTAAGTCTATTGGTGTAAACAAGAAAGAAATGACTGTCTTATTCCGCAGTCAGATGAACAAAAAGTTTAACGAACTTATTAAACAGAACAGCTTAAATAATATGTTAGATGAGAATACTAAGGTAGTATTTGTTAAAAGCAAGTTACCAAAGATATTGTATAAGACAGGATTTAAGCCTAAGTTTGTTATCACTAGTGGAATGTATTTTTCACACACTTCTATACAGAAATTGATTGAACATCATCCATATGTGTTATACTATACAGACACTAATCTAAAAACAATTTTAGGACGTAACATTGTCAAGTTGTAAACTTATAATCAAGGATGAAGTTAATATTAAATTCGAAGGCTTGAGTCTTGAAGCTAGAAAGAAACTGGCTAATAAGTTCAAGTATGAAGTCCCATGGGCAAGGTATCAACCTTCTTATCGCTTAGGTAGGTGGGATGGTACTGTAGCATTCTTTGGAGTTGGGGGTACTGGATACATCAATCAACTTGATGATATCCTACCTATACTTGATGATCTAGGCTACGATATCGAAGTTGATGATCACAGGCAACACCCTAAAATTGTTTTTGAAAAGATCACAGAGGAATTTTGGGGAGACAAAGTTTGGCCAAGTGGTCATAGATTCGCCGGCAAGCCGATACGGCTACGTGATGATCAAGTTGAAGTCATCAATAATTTCCTAGAAACTCCACAAGCACTCCAAGAAGTTGCTACTGGGGCGGGAAAGACGATTATGACCGCGACCCTAAGCAAGATCTGCGAGAAGTATGGCAGGACAATGATTATCGTTCCAAACAAAAGCCTAGTAGAGCAGACAGAAGAAGACTACATTAATGTAGGACTAGACGTCGGAGTTTATTACGGAGATCGTAAAGAACTTAACAAGACACATACGATCTGTACTTGGCAGAGTCTAAACATACTAGATAAGAAGAGCCACGATACTGAATTACTTACATTAGCAGAGTTTACTGAAGGTGTTGCTGCTATTATTATTGACGAAGTACATCAAGCAAAGGCAGAAGTGCTTAAGAAACTACTTACTGTTAACTTTGCTAACTCTCCTATACGTTGGGGACTAACTGGAACTGTTCCTAAAGAGAAGTTTGAATATGAATCAATACGCTGTTCAATTGGTGAAGTTATACATCGTGTTACTGCTAATCAACTACAAGAAAAAGGTATCTTAGCACAGTGTCATGTTAACATTACACAAGTAACAGACGTTAAAGAATTCCGGTCATATGCCGACGAATACAAGTATCTAGTTACAGATCCTGATCGCATTAAATGGTTAAGCAAAAAGATAAACGAGATAGCACTAACGGGTAATACACTTGTTCTAGTTAATCGTATTGATTCCGGAAAGCAGTTAATTGATTTAATTCCGGAGGCTGCATTTGTAAGTGGTGCTGTAAAATCAAAAGAACGGAAAGAAGAGTATGACGAGATTAAAACAAGCGATAACAAGATTATCGTGGCAACATATGGTGTTGCTGCTGTGGGCATTAATATTCCTCGCATCTTTAATCTTGTTCTCCTTGAGCCTGGCAAGTCTTTTGTTCGCGTCATTCAGTCTATCGGGCGTGGAATACGTAAAGCAGAAGATAAAGACTTTGTTCAGATCTGGGACATAACATCGAGTTGTAAGTATGCTAAGAGGCATTTAACAGAACGTAAGAAATTTTATAAGGACGCAAAATATCCGTTCACGATTACAAAAGTAGATATTTAGAAAGAGTATAATGCAGATTTTAACACTAGATAATAAGACATTCCATTTAAACAATTTACCAGAAGAAGTAGATGATAACATGCGGTTCTCGGTATTAGATAATTCTAATCCAAATGAACCTGATTTCTTCTTCCAGCCACTGATCTTCTTAGAGAGCTTTAATAGCCCAGCAGTTGTTCTAAGGATTGGAAAGTATGAGATACAGATGCCATTAGATTGGTGTATAGTAGTTGGTTGTAGAGAGAGTGGAAATGATCTAGAAGTTGTTCCTCTAACATCTCTTACTGATAGAGGTTTTGATGCGTTTATATTCAATCCATTAAGTGACTTTAAGTTTAGTTTTGGAGAGATTGAGATACTCAATATATACATGGATGTTAAATGGTACTTTCCAAAGATGCGAAACGGACATATATTGGCTACGCCTTTAACTGATGTAGATAAGCCACCGTGCGCTTACTTTGTAAAAGAGATAAGTAGACAGAGCGAGATCATACAATACGGGAAGCTTATGTGATAGAAATTAAAGTAACCGATAACAACGAGAAACAGTATATATACGAATCACCAGATTTAGGAGATACCGTTTATCGTCGAGAATTTGGTACTTCAGAACGAGAACTAATACATAAACCCGAAACTAATCTATTCACATATACAGCATTCCGAGAGATACGCGAACTATCTGAATCGAACAAATCCGTTAAGAAAGCACTTGATAATCTACTGCTTATATACTATACTGTAAAAGATGACAGAAAAAATAGCACTTAAAGAAAAGATACTAGCAGTTGATCTAGGAGCAAAGAATCTCTGGGACGACATTGACGACGATCAACGTAAGGCGCTTAAAAGCGAACTTTGGATACTTAATCGTTATATAAGTAATGTCAAGACAAACAATAGAGAACATGCTGAGTATTTTGTACTAACTGTAAACGAATACTTTAATAAACATTGGTTTACTCTACAGAAACATCCTAAACTAATGTGGCAGTTACTATGCTTATGTAACTGGGATGGAAATAAGACGTTCTATCATGAATGGCTAGGATTAGGTAAGAAGACAAAGAACAGCAAGAGAATTAAGTTACTAGAGGATGTATATCCTAACATGAAACAAGATGAACTAGAACTATTAGCGGAAATTAGCACCAATGATGAACTTAAAGAACTTGCTAGAGATCTCGGTTGGACAGATAAGGAGATCAAAGATCTCTAAAGAGTTCCAGTGTCGATTCTGTGAGAAAGACTTTGTCAAAGAAAAGACACTGGCAGTTCATATGTGCGAACCTAAGCGTCGTTATATGCAGAAGGATGAGCGCAGAGTACAATCTGGATTCTATGTCTATAATCGGTTTTATAAACTAACACAGAACGGTAAAACTGAAAAAACATACGAAGAGTTCTGTAAGAGTCCCTATTACAATGCTTTCGTAAAGTTTGGTAGCTTTATGAGCAACGTTAATCCACTATACCCAGACAAGTACATCGATTGGGTTATCAAAAGCCAAGTACCGCTCGATAAATGGTGTAAAGAAGAACTGTATGACAAGTATGTAGTTGATCTAATTAAATCTGAGAATGTTGAATCGGCTAGTGAAAGATCAATTAATACTATGTGTGACTGGGCTAGCAAAAACGAAGCACAGTGGAATCACTATTTCCTTTACGCGAACTTAAATAGAATAACATATGACATCCGAGACGGAAAGATTAGTCCTTGGATAATGTTAAACAGTGAAACGGGAATGAAAACATTAAAAAACTTGTCGGATGACCAGTTACAGACTGTGGGCCCTATGATAGATTTAGTCTTCTGGTTAGATAAGTTTAAAGCAAATAAGAATGATACAGAGTTTGTTAAGAACATTATAAAGGAAGCAAAATTATGAATCCAGATGAAGTCGATCTACGATACATCCTCACACTAGATAAAGACACATTGGAAGTTACGGTTAAGTTTAATGGATTCGAAGATGCAGAACAGATAGAGCAGTTTAGTGATTTCTTAGAAGAAAACTTGCCCTTGTTGTTCTTTGATAGTAATGTTAAGCACTAATGCCTGATATTGATATAGATTTCTTTGACCGCACTAAGGCTCTAGAAATACTAGAGCATCATATCGCTATGCGTGATCAGAAAGGACAACCTGTTAAACATAATACAGGTGTATATTTCCAACAGATCCCATATAACCCATTTACTAACATAACAACTATAGATTATAAGGCTGCAGAAGATAGGGGATACTTTAAAGTAGATTTTCTCAATGTTAGTATGTATGAAGGTATAAGAGATGAGACACATCTAAAAAATCTACTAGATCAAGAGCCTCTTTGGCATTTACTAGAACATGAAGAAGTAGTTACACAACTGTTCCATATTAGTGAACATCATACAATATTAAAGAAACTCAAACCTACTAGCATAGAAGAACTAGCAGCAGTATTGGCTATCATACGACCAGCTAAGAGATATCTACTTGATAAAGGATGGGATGTTATAATAAAAGAAGTATGGGAAAGACCATCTGAAGATCTATATTTCTTTAAAAGATCTCATGCGATTGCATATGCTGCTGCAATAGTAGTACAACTTAATTTAATATGCGAACGTTTAACGCCTACGGACTAATTGAACTGAACGACGTTTAACCCGTTTCATTATAATATTATGTAGATTAACAACTGGTCCCATTATTACTACTACATCTTTAGTAGCAAAATTCTTTATGGCATAACGGAACACATCCATTTCCTTGCGTAGGAAAATGTTTATGGGCAACATACGGTTTGATTCCCACCACCATACATCACCCATTTCTAAAAAGTATTTCTTATGCTCTTCAGCTTTCAAGATATTATAATCATAAATGCTAGTTATGTTGTTATCTTGATTGATTACTATGCCTACATATTCTAAATTACCATATGTTATGACAGTGATGAATGGAAACTGATCCTGGATCTTATCTTTTAAATTAGTCATAAATATAAAAAGGGCTCCAAATATGTTAAAACAAGCTGCGTATTTATACAAGAACGTCCAAACTCTTTATACAGATCTGGCGCCTTTGGACATGGGATATAGAAAAATGTACGCAAGAAACATGAAATTGTATAAAGGTATTGATAATACTTTCCAGATTAAACTAATGAATGGAGATCAGAAATTACTCAATGCCGTAGGACAGACTATTTCCTGGGTACTACTAGATAGGACCACTGCTGAACTAAAGTGTATGCTCACAAAGACTGTCGAAGGAAGTGATAACAGTCTAGTATCTTTTACTATTAACGAAGGAGATCTAGAACCAATCAACGGCGGACTATACATGTATAGTGCTTATCTCACAGATACATCTAATAAGAGAACTATACTTTACGGAGATAGTCAATACGGAGCAAGCGTTCCTGTTGAAGTTGTAAGTAACAGTTTCCCACAAGTATACCCGTCTACTGTTCTAGATGAGTTTATGACCTCAGAACAGTTAAACTATCAGGTACATGATAATAGTCTATATACATCTGCTATTAATGCTCGTCCAGAACTTAACGGTAAGAATAATGCTTTACACACAGCAGCATTTTATAGCACCAAGTTTAACGGAACAGTTAACGTAGAGACTACTTTAGAAAACGGAATAACTGATGTAGTACAATGGGTAACATTTACTAGCAGGACTATTAGTGATTCTGATACAGTAACATATCTAAACTTTAATGGAGTCTTTACATTCGTTCGATTCCGTGTAGTTCCAGATGTATCGAATACAGGTAAGGTTGACAAGATCCTATATAGAAGCTAAAATGCTTATATGTCAGTATATGATGAACTACTTGCTCTGCTTCCGCAAAGAAAGCAAACCTCTAGTGGGTGGGTTAGCTTTAATGCCCCATGCTGTCATAACAATGGTGAAAGCCGTGATATAAAGAAACGCGGCGGACTTATAAAGACTGAGGACGGTGGAGCAAGCTATCACTGCTTTAACTGTGGTTGGAAGGCTAGCTGGAGGCCGGGACGCAATCTAGGTAAACGAATGCAGGACTTGCTACGTTGGCTAGGTGCTAGTGACGAGCAAATAAATCGTATTGCATTCGAATGTATGAAGATTGAAGCAGGTAAGAAATCTAAGGACATTATTGCTATACCAGAGTTTACGCCTAGAGACATGCCTAAGAACTCACGATTGATCACTGAGGATCTTATACTAGAAGATGATAGAGTAATACCTGTAGTAGAGTATATCTATAGTAGAGGTCTAACTTTGGAAGACTGTGACTTCTATTGGAGCGATCATCCTGGATTCGCTGATAGGTTCTTAATACCATTAACAGTGGATCGTAAGATCATGGGCTATATTGCTCGCAAGTGCAGAGAGGGTAAGCCAAAATACTTAACCGAACACCCTCCACATATAGTATTCAATCTAGACAACCAACCTTATGACCGTAAATTTGTGCTAGTATTTGAAGGCAGCATTGACGCTATAATGCTAGGTGGAGTAGCTGTTCTAACTAACGAGATTAGTAGTGAACAAGCACTACAGATCAATAGGCTAGGTAAACAGGTAATCGTTGTTCCAGATCAAGATAAAGCAGGAGAGACTATGGCTAGACAAGCGATTGATCTAGGATGGAGTATCGCATTCCCTAATTGGGATAAAGACATCAAGGATGCAGGAGATGCTATTAAACGTTACGGGCGTCTATCTACTATGATAAGTATCATGAAGAACGTTGAAACTACTGAACTTAAATCTAAACTGAGGATGAAATTATGAAGAAGTTATGGGAATGGATATCTTGGCCAATACGAACATACAACGAACGCCGTAGATTTCGCAAGCGCATAGAAGAGTTGCGCAAGAGAGATCCGTTTATCTACAGATGATTATTTGGGGGATCTCGGGCAATAGCCACGATGCTTCTATCGCCGTATTCGATGATGAGAAGTTACTCTTCGCTAGCCAAACAGAAAGATACACTGGAAAAAAGAACGATAGAGATCTGTCAGCAGGAATGGTTCGGCAGTTAATAAATCGTTACGGACATCCATCTCGTGTCTGTTGGTATGAACGTCCCTTTATGAAGTCGTTAAGACAACTGTGGGCAGGGCAAGGTCTCCGATTCAAACAGAACAATATAGAAGAATACCTAAAGACATACGGGATTGAAGATGTTCCTATAACCTACATTGATCATCATCATTCACATGCTGCTGCTGCATTCTATACTGCTCCATGGTTTGAATGTGCTGTGCTGTGTATAGATAGCATAGGTGAATGGAATACAACAAGCATATGGAAAGGGCGTAGTGGATATCTAAAGAAGAAGTGGACTAAGAACTTCCCTGATAGCCTAGGACTGTTCTATAGTGCTATGACACAACGTATAGGACTCAAACCACAGGAAGATGAATACATCCTTATGGGTATGGCAGCATACGGCGATCCAACTAGACTAAAGGATCGCATACTAGAAGATATGTGGAACAATAGTAAACTAACTGTTAATCTACATAGAGGATGTGCTTATTGGGCAGAAGAACTAAACAGTGTACAAGATCTATTTGATATTGCTGCTGCTACACAGAGTATCTATGAAGATCAGTTCAGACTACTACTACAAAAGACTAAGGAATTAACTGGTGCTACACGTATAGCATTAGCAGGAGGCTGTGCCCTAAACTGTCTTGCTAATACGATAGCCTGGGAATACTTTGACGATGTTTGGATATTCCCTAATCCAGGTGATAGTGGATCAAGCGTAGGTGCTGTACTTGCACATACTTGCTATAATCTAACGTGGGAGAACTGTTATCTAGGATACGATATAGTAGGCAAGTATCCCGTAGATGCTGTATTAAAGGATCTTCTAAAGGGCATACCAGCCGGTGTAGCCAATGGTAGAGCTGAGTTTGGACCTAGAGCACTTGGTAATCGAAGCCTATTAGCTGATCCTAGATCAAATGATATCAAGGTAAAAGTAAACGATATTAAGAAGCGTCAACAGTTCCGTCCGTTTGCTCCTGCGATACTAGAAGAACATGCGAGTGAATACTTTGATCTCAAATATCCTTCAAGATTTATGCAATACGCTGTTAAATGTCTAAAGCCAGATGAACTACCTGCGATCATACATTATGACAATACTAGCAGAGTACAGACTGTTCCTAATGACGGAAGTGGATTTAGACAGTTGCTAGAAGCGTGGTATAATGAAACAGGATGCCCTGTACTACTTAATACTAGCCTAAACATTAAAGGACAGCCTATAGCAAACGATCGTAGAGATGCTGATCTATTCAGCAAGTACTATAACGTTCCGGTACACACTGCCCAAATATAAGATTGCGCCTAACAACAAGAGGTATTATAGTATAGTATGGCTGATTACAATTACGACATACAAAAGTTATATCTAGAAATGTTCCTAGCCGATGCTGAAAGTTTTGTTAGAGTACAGAACATATTTGAATACGAGAGTTTTGATCGTAAACTACAGTCAGTAGCAAAATATCTCAAAGATTATGTAGACAAATATAAAGTAATGCCAGAACTGCGAATCGTACGAGCAGAGACAGGTGTTGACTTACAAGATGCTACAGATATTCCTAAGGATAACTATGATTGGCTGCTAGATGAGTTTGAACGATTCAGTAGACATAAAGCATTAGAACGAGCTATCCTGGCTAGTGCTGATTTACTTGAAAAGGGTGATTATGGTCCAGTAGAGAAGATGATCAAGGACGCTGTACAGATAAGTCTAGCTAAAGACATGGGCACAGACTACTTCGCTAATCCAAGAGAACGACTATTAATGCTAAAAGATAACAATGGACAGATAAGCACAGGTTGGAAAGCAATTGATCAAAAACTATATGGTGGCTTTAACAGAGGCGAACTCAACATCTTCTGCGGAGGATCTGGTGCAGGCAAGAGTCTATTCCTACAGAATCTAGCAGTTAACTTTGCAAGCGTTGGACTCAATGTACTGTACTTAACATTCGAACTTAGTGAAGCACTGACTAGTATGCGTATCGATAGCATGATCACAGGT